GATAGACCTCGCGGGTGACGCGCTCGATGGCTTTTTCGGCGGCGCGGGCGGCGATCTGTTCGATCTGGTCTTCGGTCAGTGCTGGCGCCAGGCGCCTTTCAGGGCCGGCATAGCTCTCCATGTTCATGTTGACCCCTAGGCGTAAAAGGTGCGTTTGCCGGATCCCGGCGCGCGGTCGGACAGGTGCAGCCAGCACTTGGTCTGCGCGGGATGCTCCCGATACAGGCCGTGTTTTTTCAGCAGGCTGTCGTTGAGCGTGGCATCCAGGGCGCCGTCGGCGTCGTACACGTCGACGCCGCGCCCCTGTTTGTGGCTGCTGTTGGGCGCGCCTTCCGGGCAGTTCTGCGGGCGCCAGCCGCCGTTGCGGGTGCCGCTGATCAGGCTTCCGGTATGGGGGTTGATGTCCAGGTCGCAGCGGTAGAGGGTGGACAACTCCAGCAACAGCGCATTGACCTTGACCAGCAGGATTTCCGCGTTGGCGCGGTGTTCCGCGCTGATCTCCGGATGCCCCGCCCAGCCGGCGAAGTAGTCGGCAAGTGTGAGACGCGGCGGCATGGTTACTTGGCGACGATGCTGATTTCGTCGTTGCCGGCGTTGGGCGTGAAGGTCAGGTTGCACTGGAGCATGGCAATGCCGTCCTGATCCTGATACGAGGGCGCGCCGATCTGAACCTTGGGGGCGTCGATCTGGATGATGTTGCCGGCGGTGGTGCCGTGGACAATTTGCAGCGCGTCCAGGGTGGCGTTGCGGGCGGTGGTCCACCAGTCCTTGGTGGCCACCAGGCCGGCTTCGAAGGTGATCTGGCCGCTGGGCTTGCGGTCGGTGATGATGACCGATTCGGCGCCGATCAGCTTGCGGTGGGCAACGGCGTTGTTCATGGCGATAGACAGGCCGGAAATCACTGGGCTGACGCCGTGCAGGGTGCCGGTGGGTGTCCAGGTGGTGTCGACCGGCTTCGGCGCCATGAAGCCGGAGTAGTCCGGGGTGGCGGCGGTGGCGTCGCTGATGCCGCCATAGAGGCCGGTGAAGCTGAACTTCATGACTGGGATCTGCTTGGCGGTGAGTTCGAACAACACGTCACCGCGCGCGCCGAGGATCTTGTGCAACACGCCGTCGAGGTTGTAGTAGAGGCTGACGCTGTCGCCGGCCACGTAGGTGGAGTTGGAGTTGGGCGTGTAGGTGTCGTCGCTGGCGGTGTCGGTTTCGGTGAAGCCGCAGGCCTTCAGCACCGGGCCCCACTTCGGCGCGGTGCCGGCGGTGCCGCTGCCGGCGAGTTCGATTTCGAAATCAATCTTGCAATGGGTGCCGACCAGCAGTTGCTCGGAGCTGCCGAAGTAGGGGCGGATCAGGTCGCGCCCGACGAATTCGGATTCCAGCGGGCTGATGCTCATGTTGCGCACCAGGATGGCGTTGGCGCCCACCGGTACCGGGTCGGTGCCGTAGGTGACTTCGGCTTTGGCCAGCAGGACGGCCTTACGCATTTTCAGTGACATGGTGTTGCTCCTCTTTGTGTGTGCGCTTAGCCGCGCAGGCGGAAGGTGAAGTCGAAAATCCAGCCGTAGTGGTTGGTGGTGTCGTCGTAGTCGCTTTCGAAGTCCGGCCCGGTTTCGATCAGCTCGGGCATGGCGTTGACCGCGCTCTGGATCTGCGCGCGCAGGGCGACGATGCCGGCGTAGCTGGCGGCCCAGGCTTCGATCTGGATGCGGTAGCGGTTGTAGCCGACGCTTTGCGGGTACAGCGCGTCCTCGCTGTTGCTGACGTGCCAGTACACCAGGTAGGGCGCGGCGGTGCCTTGCGGTGCGACGCGCGGGTACACCCTGCCCCCGGCCACCGCGAAGAGGGCCGTATAGAGTTCGTCTGCGATCATCAGCGGGTCTTTAGGAGTTCGGTGCGCAGGGTGTCCGCGATCATCTGGGCGGCGGCTTCACGCTTGGCTTCCCAAGCGGGGCGGAGGAAGGGCTTGGCCACCCGGCGCCGGAGAAAGATGTTCTGGTGGCCGAATTCCCAGAACCACCAGTAGAAGGGGTCGTTCTGGTAGAGCGTGCGCAGCTTGCCGCTGCGCTCGCGCACCTGGATCTTCTTGGCGTTCTTGGCTTGCGCGCCATGGCGCACGCCGACATGGTATTCGGTGCACGTGCGGGCGGTGCCAGTCTCGCGTTTCAGGGCGATGTTCTTGACCAGCGCGCCACTGTTCACCAGGCCTTGTGCTTTCGCCCGGGTGCGTGCTTCGGCGCGGATGACGCCGGCGCCCCTGGCCACGGCGCGGCGAGCGATCTTGGTGGCGAGCTTCTTCTCCAACCCCTGCAAGGCCTGTTCAAGTTCTTTCAGGCCGCTGATCTGGACGCTCAGGTTCATCACGCTACCGCCTTGCACATCAACATCAGCTCCTCATGCCGCCCGCCGCTATCGAGCGCGGCTTCTATGTCGTAGTTGCGCCCTTCCCACACCGCGCGGCAGGTGGTGGAGACGTCTGCACGCCAGCGGATGCGGATTTTGATCAGCGTCTCCGCCACTTCGGCGCGCGCGGCCAGGTATTCGCGGCCGGACAGGGGCAGGCATTCGGCCCAGACGGTGGCGATATCCACCCAAGTGACCGTCTCGCCGCCGTAGGCATCGCGGGTGACGCTCTTGGATTGCAGGGTGACGCGGTGGCGGAGGCGGCCTGCGGAAAGCATTACAAACCCAATCCTGCGTACTGCTCCGCCGCCCACGCATCCGCCGCCAGGTTGGCCGCCAGGTAGTCGTTCACAGATGTCTGCTGGCCGGCGGTAAGCATCACCAGCCCGGCGCCTTTGGCGGCGATCAGCCGATCCAATTTGGTTTGATCCTCACGGCCGTAGCCGGCCAGTACCACGCGCTGGTGGCCACGCGACTTGATCAACGCGCAATGCGGCGATGCAGCTTTGATCGACGCACGCAGCGCGGCATCCGGCACCACCGCCGCCACGCTGGCGGCGATTTGCGCGGGCTGCGCAGGCAAAATCGCCCCGGTTGGCAGGCTCATGTAGGTGATGCCGGCGATCTCGCCCAGCTCGACGCAGTCCGCGCCGTCAGGCGCGGCCAGTCGGTAGGTGGTGTACGTGTCGTAGGCTTTGCGGTAGCTGACGATAGAGGGCATGGTGATACTCCGAGAGGTGGTGGATCATGGGGTTGTGCGAGCATGTGCGGCGAGCGTGGCCCAGCCTGGATATGAGCCGATCGAGAGACCCGGAACGGGCATCCCGGCGAAATTCGCGGATAACACGCGGCCGCACAAAGCGCGCACCCGCCCAGGTACGAAACCCAACATAGTTGGCGCCGCGCCGGATGGGTTGCAGGGCATGGTGGCTGATTTCCAGGTGCAGGCTGGCGAGGTGCTCGCGGATCGCCATGAGCATCTCTTTCCCGGCGGCGCGGCTGGGCACGATCATGATGCTGTCATCCATGTAGCGCGCGTAGTCGCGCAGCTTCAGGTCGCGTTTGCAGTAGTGGTCCAGGCCGTTCAAGTAGACGTTTGCGAAGGTCTGGCTCAGTAGGTTGCCGATCGGCACACCGGCGGCATCGTCGCGGCGGGCGAATTGCATCAGCAGGGCCAGGGTGCGCTGACACTTGATGGCGCGAGCCAGCAGGTCGCAAAGGATCTCGCGGTCAATGCTGTAGAAGAACTTGCGCACGTCGACGTGCAACACCCATGCGTCACGACTGGCCCGCTGCATGGCGGACTGGAGCCAGTCCGCCGCGCGGTGCGTGCCTTTTCCTGGACGGCAGGCGAAGCTGGTGTCGATGTAGCGACGTTCCAGCACCGGGCTGATAGCCGCATAGGTGGCGTGTTGCACCACCAGGTCGCGAAACGCGGGCGCTTCGATCAGGCGCGGCTTGGGGCCATCTGTCACCCAGAAACGATTGCACGGGTGCGGGTCGTAGGTACCGTCGGCCAACTCCCGTTCCAGGTTGTCCAGATTGCCACCGAGTTGGCGGGCGAACTCGAAACATGCGCGGTGGCCGCGCTTGCGTCGGCTGGCGGCGCGCCAGGCGGCCAGCAGTGCCGTAGACGTGTGAATCTGGCTGTAGAGATTGCCGGTGCGCTTCATTGCTTGATCCCGCCACTGATCTTCGCTTTCGCTACCAAAAAGCGGCGGGCACTACCATTTCGCCACAAGGCGCGACAGTGGCTCCCTCTTTGCCAATCAGCACGCGCTGCATGAGGCGTATCTGGCAGAGAGTCCGAGCGGAACCCCACGTTGCTGCTCGCGTTGCTCCGGGCATTGTTGAGATTGCGGGCGCGAACCCCGGCATTGCCACCGTTGCTCCAGTTGCCGCCAGCCAACACACAAAGCATGTCAAACCCCTGCCGCATCCGAGGCAGAACCCCGGAATTCTGTGTTGACCCATCCGCCGATCATGCGGCCCAGTTCATCGACCATGCGCGAGAT